ACAATTGAAGCTAGGAAAGGAGCATATTGCGAAAGCGATCCCTCCTTCCGACGAACAATTGTAGCCGCACTGCATCGTGTATGACACGGTTGGAAGTTCTTATACGACCGACTCAGCAGACTGTGGCAAAAGCCATCGCCGTGGGCTATACGCACGCACTCACCTGGGTTTGGCATTCTCAGACCTGGGACGTTGACGCAGTGAGCGATCCAGTTCTCAGCGCCGACTTCAACCCTGAGAAGGTTGGTTGGGTGTCAGTGTCGTTCGCCTGTACTCGGTGTACAGCCCACTACTACACGAGTGAGCAGGTGAAGTATTTTGTTAATATTCCGCCTGTCCATTACGACGTGGTGTGCGCTGATTGCGAGCGTAGTGTTCAGCAGGACGACGAGATCGACCGCGAGCACGACGAGCGTAACGCAGAGATTTCTGCCTGCAACGCTCGAGCCCTAAGTGAGGGGAGACCGGCAAGTCTGGTTTACCTCTCGCGGGACGCTTGCGATATACCCGAGCACTCCGGAACGTGCCGGTTTGACAAATATCTCAACTTCTGAGAGAATCAGTCCTGCCGACATCTAAGGAGCGGTCTTGGTTCAGACTAACGCGGGATGGGCTCTTCTGTTGTTGGTCGCTTTCTCACTCGCACCAAGGAAACGACGAGGGTGGACTCCCACCTCCTCATCGTCTTGGCTGGGTTGATAGCGGCCGCGATAGTCTCAGAGCGCCTGCCCGTGACGGCGTCATTGTGGGCAATCCCCTCAGCTATCATAGCAAACTGGATCGTGCTGTCAGCTCACGAGAGCTTCAGCCGGTTCGTTGAGGGGGTTGAGATTGAGCCCATGTCCACACTACGGTATGGCAAGGTTCAGTCTGCCCCTAGGTTCGATCCCTCTCGGGGTTATGTGGTTGATGTGTCCTACAACGGCCACGTGATTCCTGTGATATTGGACTTCACTACGACAACGGCTCTGTCGGTTCCTCAAAGAGTAAATCCTGGGGTCTCGATGGAGGCAAGTCGTGGGGGGCTCCCGCCGACATCCGTCAAACTCGAAGATGTGCCGCCGAGCGTTGTGGTTTTGTACCACGACTCCGTCAGGCTAGGCCTAGGAACTAGGGTGCGAACTCCCACAGGTCGTGATCTCCTCATGACCAATCACCACATCGCTGCCTTAGAACCTAATGGTATCGCGTATAAGGGTCACCTTAAGAAAGTGGCCCTAGACGCGCCAGTCATCGCATGTGACCATCCACACATAGACTGCGCGTTTTACGAGGTGCCTCCCAAGATCTGGTCTCTCTTGGGGGTCAAGTCTGCCAGTTTGAAACCTTTGGTTAAACAGACTGCGGTGTCACTCTTCGGAGGCTCGTCATCTACTGACTTCTCAAGTTGCGTTGGGATCGCCCAGATTGGGGACAATCCGTTCCTGATAAGGCATCAAAGCACGACTTGCAGTGGATGGTCGGGCTCCCCGCTCTACCACAAGGGTTGTGTGGTTGGGTTACATATAGGTGCTGCGGATGGTTACAATGTGGCATCTAATGTGGCCTGGTACTTTCATACCTTCAAGAAGGAAGTGATCGTTGAGTCTCCTTTTGAGATTTACGGTAAATTCCGTGAAGCAAACTCCGAGGAGTACGACGAAAGTCTACGACACGGAGTGCAGTATGCAGAGTACGACTTCTCTGGTGATACCATCCGGGCGTCTTCAAACACCTGGGTGCGTGAGAGAGAGAGGTACCACGCTGAGGAACGTCGTAAGTCCGGCCAGCCTAGCTGGGCAGATCGTTTTGGTGACGACAGTGGCGAGGATGTTGATATCGAGACATCGCATCCCGTAGCACCGTCAATACCCAGGACGCGGCGGAAACGGTCAAAGCGCGTTGAGCAGTTCGTCGACGCAGTTTCAGAGTGCTCCTTCTCGTTTGAGTCAGCTCGCGAGGGGATTGTGCCAGAGACTTCAGCTTATGACCACGTTCCTTTAAACTGCCAGGGGGCGGGCTCGAGCCTTCGGGCGAGTCCGCCCTTGGACGGCTTATCCAACTCGGAGAATACCGCTGGGACTCCCTCGGTGATTCCCTCCCTTCCGACGGAATGCCCTTCAGCTACGTTGGAAAATCGGGTGTCATCTTTGGAGAACATGCTGGGAAAAGTGTCTGCGCAGCTGTCAAAGACGCAATCTCAGTATTCCCAGATCTTGAAGGATTTGGCTGGCCTGAGAGGGGAAGTAAAGCAGAGCTTGACTCCCTCATCCTCCAAGCCGGCCGGTTCAACAGAACGGTATGTCCCTCCGGGCTCGCGCAAGCAGTCCAATCACTCCAAGAAAGGTACCCAAAAGTCCCCCCCAGGCGATGCCTCAGGGACGAGTGGAGGTTCGACGACATCTTCGATGAAGTCGAAAGAATCCTCTGCGAAACCGGCGAAGTGAATTCCGCTTCCTCGCCGGGGGTGCCGCTCGCGGGTCTTGCTAATTCCAATGGCGAGGTCCGGGGGCTTGCGAGAGATTTGGTATGTTTAGCTGTGGTGGAGCGCTTGAATGCCTTAGCCTCGGTTGACCCCCGCCAGCATAACTGGACACCCAGGGAGCTGGTAGAGAAAGGTCTTTGTGACCCCGTGCGCTTGTTCGTGAAGAACGAGCCACACCCACGGAGGAAATTGCTTGAACGTCGATTCAGGCTGATCTCCTCCGTTTCTCTAGTTGACCAGCTGGTGGAGCGGATGCTTTTCGGGCCGCAGAACAACACCGAGATTTCTACTTGGTGGCAGTGGCCTTCGAAGCCGGGCATGGGTCTCCTGACCCCTGAACAAATCCGTTTGGTGTGGGACGATGTGTTCCAGAAGCACCAGGCCCACCCTGCGGCTGAGGCAGACATATCGGGGTTTGACTGGTCCGTCCAGGACTGGGAGTTGTGGTCAGACCTCGCGATTCGAATAAACAGAGGGAATTTTCAGGGAAACCTCAGGAGAGCGGCCATCAGCCGCTACTACTGCTTTATGAACTCTGTTTTCCAACTCTCAGATGGAACCCTTATCCAGCAGGAATTGCCCGGGTTGATGAAATCCGGCTCTTACTGCACTTCATCCACTAACTCACGCATACGCTGTCTAATGGCTGAGCTCATCGGCTCGCCATGGTGCATAGCTATGGGTGACGATTCCGTGGAGGGGTGGATTGAGGGGGCCCAATCCAAGTACGCCGCGCTAGGTCACACCTGCAAGGAGTACTACCCATGTAAGACCAGGGGCCGGGAACTCCTGGAATTCAACTTCTGTTCACACTTGATCAGGAGGGGTCATGCTGAGCTCACTTCGTGGCCGAAGGCGTGTTTCCGCTTTCTGTCGAGCAAGCATGAGGATTTTGAAGATCTGTGGGTTGAGCTTCACACGTGCGGGGTGCGGAGCCGGATCGAACGATATCTGCGTGGGATAGGGCGAGTCTCCCACAAAGATGGCCAGGAAGGGCAAGAAAACCAACTCCAACCAGGGGCAGCAAGGAAAGAGGAAGGGCCGACGCCCACGTGGACGGTCGGCGGAGCCCCAGCTTCAACGGGCTCCAGTGGCTCAGGCCTCCCGGATATCTGGGACGGTTCCTGGTCCACTATCTTCTAACACCTGGCCGCTCCACTCCGTTGAGTTCCTAGCGGACTTTAAACGGAGTTCCACATCGGCGGATGCGACGACATATGATTGTGTGCCGTTCAATCTGCCGCGGGTGTGGAGTCTTGCGCGTTGTTACTCCATGTGGAAGCCAACACGGTGGGATGTCGTTTACCTCCCTGAGGTGAGCGCCACGGTAGCTGGAAGTATCGAGATGTGTTTTCTCTACGACTATGCTGATACCATCCCAAGTGACACGGGCAAGATGAGCAGGACGGCGGGCTTCGTCACCTCTAGCGTTTGGTACGGCGCAGAGGGCTGCCACTTATTAAGTGGTGGCTCAGCACGAAATGCCGTGGTCGCCTCGATGGACTGTTCCCGAGTCGGCTGGAAACGCGTTACTAGTTCCATACCTAGTAGCGTGGATCCCAACGTCGTAAACACCATACTGCCAGCTAGGCTAGCTGTGCGATCGTCGATCAAACCGACGGTTAGTGATACGCCGGGGAAACTCTACGTTATTGCTAGTATGGTCCTGCGGGATCCGGTTGATCCGACACTCAATACGTGAGCCGGATCCAGTAGAGATAGGTATTGGCACCAGTGATGATCCACGGATTGGCTCAGAGATCGACTACCCTGAAAAGGATGTTGAGCGTTCTCGAACGCGGGCCCAATCCTACGAGATGATACTGGTGACTATCCTACGTGAGGAGTTGCACTCACGCCTCAATCCAAAGCAACCCATGCACTGGACAGTGCTTACCCAGATGGTTTTCGGAGCTACTGGGCGGACTCTTCACAAACCGAATTCCCCATTCATTCCGAGAGAATTCTCGGGATGGGTGGGGGAG